GAGCGCCTTGATGATGCCGGTCGTTATGCCGGTCTTGCCCAGAACATCCGCATCGGTCGCGTCAACATAGACGCTGTTGTCGTGAGAATGGGTGAGCTTGAACTCGATCTTGTTCGTAGCATCGAAAGTGATCCCGCCGACGCCGATGGCAAGAACGATCTCCGCTCCATTGTAGCCGGCAAGATCGATCGCGCCAGGAGTGTTGTCGGCCGCAAGTGTCGCCGCACCGATTGCCACCGCAACGTTTGAAACTTGATGAAGGTCACGCATGCTTTGTACTCCGGAGATGAGAAAAAAGAAGCGGCCCCGAAGGGCCGCCCCGCTCAACTGCTTACGCCGTGGTCGTCTTCAGCCACTTAATTGCATTATTATTCAAAACGATCCCGCCCTCGCGCCGGCGGATGTAGAACCGCACGAAGCCGACGTTGGTCACGTTGTCACGCGTGATGCGAAGCACCGCGCGATCCGTGACGATATAGCCCCTGCTGAAATTGCCGAAGGCGATCGGATGCGCGTTGTTCGCGATGTCCGCGATTTGCTCCCAGGTCGTGACCTGATAGCCGAGCAATGTGTCCGGCTGGCCGGCTTGAAGGCCCGGTTGCCAGAGGTATTGCCCGTTCGCGGTTTCCCTGATCTTGCGCACCGCCGCCGTGGTGTTGCTGTTCATCGCCCACACAGCGCCCGCACGGTAGCGGGAGTTCAGCCTGTAGGAGAGGTCAACGAGTCGGTCGGAAAGAATCGCGAGACCCGCATCGATGTTTGCGACGAATTCATAAACCGCCGCCGCGCGCGTCCCGGCCTCATCCGATACCGCCGTCGGCGCGCTGTTGAGCATGCCGGTGGGCTGGTTCGAGCCGGTCCCGGTGAGCACCGCATTCGCCTCGGTGATGGCGAAGACATCCGCCACGCTCTCGGCAAGCCAAGCTTCGACGTTGAAAAAGACATCGTCGAGCGACCATTCGCTTGCCTGCGGATAGGCGTAGAGCTCGCCGTGCGTCGGGGCGATCTCGCGCAGCGTCGGCGTGAGAGTCGCCGTGCGCGCTCCCGCCTCACCGACCCATCCGCCCGTCGCACCGTTAATCGAGATCAACTCCTTGTAGTCGCTGGTGCCAACCCGGACCACCTTGACGCCCTGCGGGCCTCGTACCGGCGAGAACTTGAGCTCCAGCTTCTCGATCATGCGCGAGATTTCCTCGGGAACTGCAAAGCCACCCGCCGAGCCGGTGCCGATCGTGACATCCTTCAGCTCGACGGCCGCCTTACGGGAAAGCTCGAGCATCTTCTGCTCGTGTTGCGGTGCTTGCCCCCGATTGCGTACCCAATTGAGGAAAGACTCCTTATACTCGTCCTTCACCTTCTCGAGGGCCGTCTTTCCGGGTGACTTGGCGCGCGATTCGAGTTCCTCGATGCGCTCGCGGTCGAATTGCATCTCGCGCTCGAAGGTCGTCTTCATCTCGCCGAACTTGTTCAGATCGGCGTTGATCGCGGCGAGCTTGGCGTCGAGTTCCTTCGCCTTCGCCTCGTCACCCTTCTTCAGCGCTTCGATGCGCTGATCGTTCACCTTCTTGAATTCCTCGAAAGCGGCCGCCGTTTGATCGATTGCCGCCTTGATTTCCACGAAACTAGACATGGTGGTTCCTTTGGACGTAAAAAAACCGCCTAGCGGGCGGTTGGTTGTGGGCGCTAGAGAATCAGAAGCGCGCGAGCGCTCCCGCGCCGACCTTATCGGTCAGTTTCTCCAGCGACTGGAGTATTGCCTGTGCCTCATCTTCTCCGGCATCCCACCGGGGCGCGGGCGTCCCACCCGCGTCCTCGAAGATTCGCGCTGTCAGAAGCCGCGCGACGCTTTTGCTGCAACCCTTTTCACGGAGCCAGTGTTCGATCTCTCGCTCCGTCGGTACGTATTCGCCGTTCGCGGAAAGCCGCGCCTTCACCGCCTCGACCTTGGCGAGCGGATTCATCGCCATCGAAACGATCGAGACTTCCCACAGGTCGATGTCTTTCAAGACCCGGGTGCCATCTTCACGAAATTCGGAATCCTTCGTGCGGTAGCCGATCGACAGACCGCGCACCGCCTTTTTACTCAGCAGCGTGCGCATCTCGTTGCCGAGCTGCGTATCGACAAGCTCGCCCTTGACGTGCAGTCCTTCCTTGTCCTCGTCCATATCCAGCCAGACGCCCGGCACCTGATCGGGCTGATGCATCCAGTACATGAGCGGGAAACTCCCCGCGGCTTTGTGCTCCGCAAGCGAGCGAACAAAAGCGCCGGGCGCGACTATGTCACCGCCGAGATCGACGTTACGGAACACCGATCCGTGCCCTGAAAATTGCCTCGCTTCTAGGGCCTTCAACTCAAAGCCGCAGTTGAATTGCATCAAGGCGTTGCTCCTTCCCGCGGTTTCCCGCTTTGCCCGGACGGGCCTTGCTGCCAGTAGGTGTCCCCGCCATCCTCGGGCTTCATCGGATTCATGTTCACCATTTCCCGCCACTCATTGGCCGAAAGCGCCCCGCCCTCACGCTGAATCTTCAAGCCCTCCTGCTGTTCCTTGAAGGAACCCCGGAGGTGTGCGTCCATGTTGAACCGAATGATGATGCCGCCGCGTCTGTCCTCGTCGGTGAGTAGATCGCGCTCCATAGCAGACTCGAAAATCGTCACGTAGGGACGAATCACCTTCTGGTGAAAGTCCCGCGATTGCTGCTCGACGTTGTTCAGGGTGCCGTTCTCCAGATCTCCGACCAAATGCGGTGGCACGCCGAAAACGCCAGCGATGATCGTGCGCTGCGCTTTTCTCGCCTCGATGAATTGCGCCTTGTCGTTTTCGATTTTCACCGGATCACCCATCTCAATGCCAGAAGGCATGAGCATCGCTCTCAGGCGTCCTGTTTTTGCGCCGTATTGCTCGCGAAAATTCTCGATGAATTTCCTCGACTGCTCCGGGTCCATGTCCTTCATGCCCTGCGCGTACTTGAACACGAGCCCCGGCATTGCTCCATTCCCGAAGAACTGTGCCCCGAATTTCTGCGCGGCGATCTCAAGGGCAATCGCTTCGCGCGCGCGCATCACCGGAGAATCGCCATTCAAACCGTCGCTTGCTCGACCGCGGGCGTAGTGGAGTTCGCCTAGCGCATAGTCCCTCATCCCGCCGCTTGCGAGATTCACATGCGCGATGACACTCAAGTCGTCTTCCTGTTCGAGCTGCACGCTCCCGGGGTGAAGCGGTTCCAGGCGCCGGATCGGGCCAGTCTGCCCGCGCCCCTTGAATGCGAAATGCCGGCCGTAGCGCACCAGCCACGAAGTTGCATCGAGCCAGTAGTTTGTCTCCGTCTGCCATCCGTTCGGGTGTTTCAGGAGCTTCGCTACCGGGTGGTTCGGCTCCAGCTCCTTCGAGGTTCGGCCGTTGCTCATCGTCTTACGAAACACATGCACCGGCAGGCTTGCAATGTGCATCGTGATCGCGTTCACGATTGCCTGAACGGTCGGCGCTTCCTCGCAATTTTCTGGCGTCACCGAAATTCCAGAGGCAGTCTGATAGATCGCCTCCAGGCGCCGAATTACCTCGTCGATTGACAGGTCCGCCGACTTCCGCGCAAAACTAATTTCCAGGCCGAACAGGTTCATAGAACGAGAATCCCCTCGGTGACTTCCTGCTGGCCTTGCGGATTGAGAGACATCAGCGCCACCGCCGAAAAGAGTGCCATCAGCGGGTCGATCTTCGCCGTCCCGGATGCCTGTTTTGTGATGAGGATTGCGTTGCCCTTCGGCTCAACCTTCGCGTTCCCAACGCACCAGTCCATCATCTTGCTCACGGCATGCACCAGCACGCCCTCGGCGAGTTTTCGCTCGGTCGTCTTGATCGTGCCGTTCAGTTTCCAGCCCTGTGCGATGGCGACAACCTTTATCGGGTGCCCGTGTTCATCGCAGGTGAGCACCTTCGCAAGCGCATCGAGAATCCCACCGATGCCAGCCTGGTCAACGCCTACCTTGTCGAGCAGTCCTGCCTTTTCGACTTCGGCAACGAGCGAGGCGACTTCTTCAATGTCGTCCCCGATCTCCTCGACCAGGCTCAGGTCTCCGTCCTTGGCAAAGTCCCGAAATCTCGCGGCCTCGGACTTCCGACGTTCAAGCACCGACGGATGCGCCCAGGCATGCGACCAGGACAGCCACTCGCGGGTTTCCTTGTCGCGCCCGACGACCGCCAACCCGAGCAGATCATCCAGCCCGCCGCCGTCAATCCCAACATCAACCACCTCGCAGCGCTCAAGAATCGACTTCAGGGCGATGCCATCTCGAGCCTGCCCATCCCAGAACGGAGCCCCGGCCCAACTATCGGACCTGAGAGCCAGGCCGATCTCGACGTTCAGATGCTTGGAGAAAAATCCACACAGGGATTCGTCGCCATCGTTCTCCGCTTTCCGGGCCTCACGTTCTAGGAACTCCCGGTCAACCGAAGCCCCGAGGTTCGGGTTCGTGATGTAGAAATTCTTGGGCTCACGGTACGCCTTCGCCTTGATCATCTCCTCCGGGAACTCGTAGAGCACCGGGAGAAATTTCCGATCCTCGATCTCCCCGTCCCGCACCGCCCGAGCGTATTGAAGCTTCTGGCGGAAAACTCCAGCCGGCGCCACATCAGATTGCGTCGAGAGAAAAATCGTGAAGCCTTCAGGCCTGGAAGCCAATCCCCCGCACGCCTCCCGTAGCATGTTCTCAGCGTTCGGCTGCTTGCCGAAAAGCCAAAGTTCATCGACCAGTACCCCGGTCGCCTTTTTCCCGCCGACCGTTTCGTTGTCCGCAGCTACGACCTTCAGCATCGAACCGTTGATCCGATGCGTGATCGTCCGGTAGTGCTCCTGCACCTGGAAAAGGTCCGAGAGTTCCTCGTCCTTCCGCACCATGTCGCGAGCCGGATAGAACGAGTTGTTCGCGATTTCAATTGTCGGCGCGAGAATCAGAAACTCCGCCGAATCCCGCCAGTTGCGGATCAAGGCGGTTAGCATGATCCCAGCGGCAAGAGTGCTTTTCGCGTTCTTCTTAGAAACGCTCAGCAGGAATTCCGTGATCAGCCGCCGGCCGGTGTCCGGGTTATATGCACCGAACACCGATCCCACGAACTCAAGAATCCAAGCCCGGCAGATCTTCCCCAGCGTTGGGGCACCCTGGACGTCAACCACCCGCAGGTCGTTGAAAACTTCAAGAGCCGACGCCGACTCATCCGGGAACAACGGCGGGAACGGGATCAGCGACTCACCCGCAACTATTCGGCGTTCCCAATCAGGACAACGAGTGCTCCATTCAGCGGTTGTTGACGACGAGCCTCGGCGGGGCCGCGGGCTTGAACTTCCCTTCGCCGGCCGCCTTGGCCGCCCGACCCTTTTCCTCTTTCTTGCCACCATCACCCCGTTTCGTGTGCTCGTATTGAGCTAGAGCAACGGCCGCACGCGTGCGCGTTCTCGCGTCAATCGTGTTGTCGTGCATCACAAGGCGCAAGAACTCCAGCGAATCCTCATCGCCCTTGGCTTTAATCAGAGAAGGAGGAACTCTACTTGCCGCCTCAAGCCTTGATTTGAGCTCGTGGCACTGAACGTTGATGGCTTGCAGATTGCTGTCATCGTCTGTGCCGCCCTCGCTCAATGGAATAATATGGTCTACCTCACCTGCCGACTTAGGGTTGTCGCTGTTGCGGCAGGCTTCACATCGACATAGTCCCTTGTCGCGGGTGAATATCCTCTCCCTGATTTTCATCCATTTGCCCCCCGCTTTTCTTTTGCGTGGCCGCCCAGTCCCAGGGCGCGCCCCTCCCCTCCTGACATTCATTTGGAGTTCTCTTTCAAAAGGGGAAAATTTTGTCCGCGTGGGAGCGATCGCGGTGTCCATACATAACAGCCTGGACTTTCGACCCCCCCTCCCGT